TCGTTTAAAAGAATTTGAGGAAAAAGTTTATAACTCAAAATATTCTACAGAACTATGTAATGACTTTTGCGAGTATTGGACTGAAACTAATCCTAAAGGAACTAAAATGAAGTTTGAAATGCAGAAAACATTTGATGTAGGTAGGAGGTTGTCTAGATGGGCTAAAAACGATAAAACCTGGAATAAAACAAAGACAAGTAAAATAGACTCACAATTAAATAATTATGAACAAGCAAAAAAACATTTAGGATTATGAAAGTAAAAAGATTTAAAAAAGCAAACTATTCAACATTAGACAAAAGTAAATTACATAAATTTCTCAAAGAAGAAGGTTTTAGTAGACAGGGTATGTCTATGGATTTTAATGTTACCCCTATGACTATTGACAGGTGGATGGATAACCCGGATAAAATAAAGATGCGTTATGTTAAAACAATATGTGAAGAAACAGATGTAGACGCTAACTTTATAATGGATTTAATTTATGAAAAATAAAAAACTATTAGTATGCACCTTTTCAGGTGGTAGAACATCTGCATTTATGGGTAAATTTTTAAATGAGTATGATAAGTACAAGGACTTTGATAAAGTTTTTATGTTTGCTAATACAGGAAAAGAAAAAGAAGAAACACTAGAATTTATTGACAGATGTGATAAGGAATGGAATTTAAACGTGGTATGGTTAGAGGCAAAGATAAACAAAGAAAAAGGAGTTGGAACAACTTATAAAATAGTAGATTTTGAAACTGCTAGCAGAAACGGAGAACCCTTTGAAGATATGTTAAAGGCATATTCAATGCCGAACAATTTTGCTAGTAATTGCACAAGAGAATTAAAAGGAAACCCGTTAGACAAGTATAAAAAACACTTAAAAGAAAAGTTTGGATATACAGAGGTCGTGACGGCAATGGGAATAAGATACGATGAAAGACACAGGAAAAGCAACTACGCAGAACAAAATAATTGGATATATCCTTTATGTGACGACATAAAAGTAGATAATTTATTTATTCGTAACTGGTGGTCTAGTCAATGTTTTGATTTAGAGTTAAAAGACTACGAAGGGAATTGTGACCTATGTTTTAAAAAGTCTTTACGAAAAAGATTAACTTTAATAAAAGAAAACCCTAATATTGCTAAATGGTGGTTAGATACTGAAAATAAATATAGTACAGAAAAAGTACCACGTTACGATTTAAGAACAAATAAAAGTGTAGAAGAAATTATTGAACTATCAAAACAACCTTTTAAAACTGTAGAAGACGTTTACGAATTAAGTAAAAAGCAAGGTAACTTATTTGAAGAAGAACTAGATATAGAAACAGATTGTTTTTGCAAAGCAAATTAATATGAAAATAAAAGAAATAGAAACTTCACAACTAAAGTTAAAATGTTTAGATCTTATAACTAAGACTTTTGTAGAACTTGGACAAGTAAAAGACGACAAGACTTTAGCAATACTTGCACAGACTTTAGCTACAGACCTTTTAGAAGACTTTCCTAACTTGACGTTCGAGGACATACAACAATCGTTTAGAAACGGTGTTAGACATACAGACAAGTTTGTTCTCAATGTCCAGACATACTATTTGTGGATAAAAGCACATAGACAGGTAATTTGGAATAATGCAGATAAAGAACCGGAACGACAAGATAAAAGATTACATTACAGAAATCGTAAAGGAACAGGAATGAAAACAATAGGAAATTCTATAAAACAATTAAAATGATATTACAAAAAGATTTTAGAGAAGTAATAAAAGACTTAGATAAAGAAAACACTTTAATAATTATAGATCCTCCATACAATGTAGGTTGGAAATATGACACATATAAAGACAATTTAAGTGAAGAACAATATACAGAACTATTTACACACTTTGAAGGCTTTAAATTAGTTGTAATACACTATATAGAAGATATTATTAAGTATGTAGTACCGACAATGAGCGTACCTGAAAAGGTAGTACAATGGGTATATAATAGTAATATGAGAAAACAACACAGAAGCATTGCTTTTTTTAATTGCAAACCAGACTTTTCAAAAGTAAAACAAAAACCTAAGAACCCTGAAGATGTAAGAGTAAATCAAGAAGTTAACATTTATGACTGGTGGAATATTAATTTAGTGAAAAATGTATCTAAAGAAAAAGAAGACTATTGTACTCAAATACCAGAACAAGTTATAGGTAATATAATAAAAACAACAGCAAAAGAAGAAGTTATATTTGACGCTTTTATGGGTACAGGAACAACACTAGCAGTAGCAAGCAAACTAGGACATAAATATATAGGTTGCGACATATCACCTAAAGCATACGAAATAACAAAGAACAGACTACAAAAACTAGAAAACAATTTATTTAATATATGAAAGAATTAAATCCAGTAAGTAAAGTTAGATTAATAGTTGATGCAATGACAAATAATACATTTATAGCAAACAAACTAATGACTGGTATTACTAGAAATTTAACAGCAGAACAAATAAATCAATTATTTGATGAAGTAACTATAATTAATAACCAACTAAAATTAAATTTAAAACTATGAAAACTAAACATTATCACAACACAAACGGACTAGACAGAGAAACAGCTTTGTTAGAAGCAAAGAAGAATTTAACACAGGAAGATATTATTTTTACGATCTTTAAAAAATCTGCATTTAAAAAGTTATCAGCGTCAGAAGTATGGGAATATTACAAAGTGGCTAAGAATGTTCCTTTAACAAGTATTAGAAGGGGTATGAGTAATTTACAAGCAGAAGGATATTTAGAGAAAACAAACGATACTAGAATTGGTATTTATGGGAAACCAGAACATTTTTACAGACTTAGTCAAACAAGAATATGAAGAAAAAAACACTTTCTAAACTAAAAAAAGAATTAGACAAATGGTTTAGTTTGTATATTAGACTCAGACATGCAAAAAACGGAATGACAGAATGTTTTACTTGTGGAAAAAAGGATCACTACAAAAAATTACAAGCAGGACACTTTCAAAGTAGAAGACATTTACCAACAAGATGGGATGAGATTAACGTTCAAGTACAATGTGTCCGATGTAACATGTTTAATCAAGGCGAACAATATACATTCGGGAAACTATTAGACTTGAGGATTGAAGAAGGTATATCTGATGAGTTAGTATTGATGAGTAAATCTACAGTTAAGTATATGAGACATGAGTATATAGAAATGATTAATCATTATAAGGAGAAAGTAAAGATATTAATAAAAGATTGTGAATAACTTTTTTATAAAACATGAAAAATTAGTCAAATGTATTCGTAAGATTGTTCCACATGAAACCTATCTATTCTTGTCTAGAGCATGAGGTACTTATTGAGGACTATATGACTTCGGTATTAGATGGGATTTTACCTCTAGTAAAAGATAATGATAGAAAGATAGAATACACTGAGATCCTAAACGCTATTATTGATTACCATAATGAGTACGGAAACCAATACGATACCGGAAACTATTACGATTTTTTAACTATAATACCACTACAGATGTCAATTATGAGTAGTGGTTTTTTATGCGGCATATCTAATCAGGATAACACTCTACAAATTCAAATACAAAAACAATTAATTTATACAAAAACAATCCAAGTAGTAGAAAACCTACATAAATTAAAAATAAATAATGAGTAAAGTTTTTGATACTTTAATAGAGTTAGAGATTGTTTTTAAAGGTATAGCTGGACAATATACAAGGAAACAGGAGAGAATTGATGATGCTATACAAATGTTATATGAGTATTTTTTAAATATGAACCAGGATACTTTAAGCAATATATACGAAAGAGACGGTAAAGAGGGTTTAATAAAATATTCTGCATTAACTATTAGAAGATACTTTACTTCTAAAAAGAACAGATACTATTCTACATATACAAAGTACTATGATAATTTAACAAGTTTAGAAAATGTAGATTACATTGTATATAATTATACCGATACATCAGAAGAAGTTAAAACATGGGAATATTACGAACAAATAGATCAAGAGTTAGACAAGATGTATTGGTATGATAAGGAAATTTACAAACTATACTATAGTGTAGAGAATAAAGAAACCCTGGACACATTAGCAAAGAAAACAGGAATAAGTAGAAATAGTTTATTTAATACTATTGATAACGTAAGGAAAATTTTAAAAGAGGTATTAAGTGAGTAATTTTTTTGTAGATAAAAAACTATACAATGAAAGATTAGACACATGCAGATCTTGCGAGTTCTTATTTAAACCTACAATGACATGTAAAAAATGTAAATGTTTTATGAGAATTAAGGCAAGTATTAGTATTATGAGTTGTCCTGATAATAAATGGAAAGCGACAGAACATGTAAAACATAAAGAAATACCTGGACATTTAAAACAAGAAATCTTTGAAATATGGGAAGACATAAAAACAGGAGAAGCTAAGACAAAAGAAGCAAAACAAAAAATGATAGAACTACATAACACAATTTATAACACAGGTTTTAGAATAAACACTAATTGTAATAGTTGTTTAGCACAATGTTATAGGGGTATAAAAAAAGTATATGAACAAACAAAAGAGTAAATACTACTGGGAAGTAGACAGAAATTTAGACAACGCTAAACAAAGTAAAGATTATCCAAGGTGGGATAATGTGACACCAACTAAAAAAGATTGTAGAGTGCCAGAATACTATAAAGGTAACGAAGGGTATGAAGCTAGGAAAGTATGTGACAATTTTAATTTAACTTATCATTTAGGAACAGCAGTTACTTACATTTTACGATCTTATCATAAACATGATACACCTATAGAATGTTTAACTAAAGCTATTGCGCATTTAGAATTTGAAATAGAAAAATATGAAAGAAAATAACTGGAGAAACGCAGGTAGGAAAACTAAAAAGTATTATTACAAAGATAGTATAATTAAAGATGGTAAGTTAGTTATTCCGGAAATTATAACAGAGGACTATGGTTTTGAGATGCAGTTTGGTATTGAAGAACAACATATAACAAAAGAA